CTGGTGGCGGCTGTGGCAATGCCGGTGAAGTGCTGCGCGAGTTTGAGTGCAGCAAAGGCACCAGCGGCTTGGCCTGCGTCGATCAGGTAGCCGGCAATGGTGCTGAGGTTGCCCGCCAGGGCGTTGATCACGCTGGCTGCGGCTTTGCTGGCACCGGTGGCCTTGTCAGTTTCGGCGACGTACAGCGTCCAGTTAGTGCTGAGGTTTTCCAGCGCACGGCCAACCGTGGGGGGGAGTTTGGCAAATTCGGTGGCAACGGCGGTGCTTTGGCCTTGCAGGGCTTTGATGACCACGTCGCTGCTGAGTTGGCCCGCTTCGGCCATTTTGCGCAGTTCGCCGGTTGTTACGCCCAGGCCTTCGGCAAGGGCTTTGGCCAGGCGGGGCGACTGCTCCATGACGCTGTTGAATTCGTCGCCGCGCAGCGCGCCGCCTTGCAGGCCTTGCACGAGCTGGGTGATGGCTGCATCACTGGCGGTGGCGCTGGCACCGCTGAGCTGGATGGCCTGGTTGACGGTTTCGGTGAGTTTGAGGGCTTCGGCTTGGCCCACACCCATGCTTTTGCCGGCTTCGGCCAGCTTGGTGAACAGGTTGCCGGTGGCCTCAAGGTTGCTGCCGGTGCGCTGGGCGATGTCGGCAATGCCTTGCATGGCTGCATTGAAGGCCGGGCCTTGTCCGGTGACCAGTTGCACGCGGGCGGCGAGGTTGTTGTAAGCGTCAGCGGTTTTGAGCACTTCGGCGGGCATGCCGCCAATGACGCTGGTAATGTCGCCAATGAGCTGGTGGATGCTGTTGAGCTTAAGGGCTGATAAGCCCATAACGTCAAAGCCGCTGGCGGCTTCGCGTGCACCTGTGCCTACTGATTGCGCGGCGGGTGCCAATTGACCAAGTTCGCCAGAGAGCTTGTCAACGTCTGGCGCACCACTTACACTGGCTGCAACTTCAATTTCTACCCGATTGGTGCTACTCATGCTGTGGCTTGCTGTGTTTGCGTTGGGCGCGGTGTTCTTTTTGGTGGCGGGGCTGGTGTTTTGGCCACCGCTGTTGTTTGTGGGGTTGTTGTGCCTGAGTGGTATGGGTCTGCTGGGGGCGGTGTATGCCTGGGGGCTGGTGACCGGACGCTGGGATCAGGGGCCGGTCATATTGCCTTGACCCCCTAGCCACACGCCCTGCCCCATAGGGATTAAGACAGCTTCACCCGAAAATACTGGCTGATGCCCACGCCAGTCTTGCTGGTGTCGGCCAGCACTTCGGCCTCAACCTCCAGATCCGCAAACTTGTCACCCAGCAGGCTCAAGGCCTTGGTTGGGCTGAGCTGGGCTTTGTAGATGTCCACAATCACCGGTTTGCCGCTGTTGGCTTCGTTGAGGCCTTCAAAGTGCAGCTCTAGCAGGATGGACGAGCTGGTCATGGCCTCGACCTTGTCATAGGCAGCAAAGGTGTAGTCGACCTTGAGGGCTTGCGCGTCGGTGATAACGCCGGTGGGGATGATGTAGATGCCGCCGGCACGTACCTCATAGTCGGTATTGGCCACATAGGCCGGGGTGCCCGAGGTGTGGCTGACGGTGACTGCGGTGGGGTTGGGGTGCAGCAACGGGATGATGGCACCCTTGTAGGCGGTGACGGCTTCGTCCGCCACGGTGGCACCGGTGACCGCAACTTCGGTACCAAACACGGCGCGGGCCACGTTGGTTTTGTTGAGGTCGTTCAGGGTCATCTGCAGCGTGGCCTCAGAGATGCGGCTGACGCTGGCATAGGTGCCGCCACCGGGCTTGCTGTAGTCTTTGAGCTTTTGCTTGTCTTCTTTGACGGCCAGCTCAAGTTTGCTGGCGTTGCCCAGCTCCATAAGGCCAGCGGCAGAGCCCTGAATGCGGGCGTAGATTTTGCCGGAGCCGAGGTAGGGGTAATAAACGGTGTCGGTCATGATGGGCTTTCAGTGGTTTTTGGGGGTTAGCCTTTGGTGGCGATGTCAATACGTTTTGTCAGGTAGGTGATGACGTACCTGGATGGCTGCCAGCTTGCGCTGACGTTGAGTGACTCAGATCCCCAGTCGGTGTCTGCGGGTTCGATGCGTGCTCTTAAATCAGCCAGCGGCTGGCTGGTAAACAGTGCGCTATGGGCTTGCACCAGCAGGACATCTGCTGCCAGGTCTGCTGACGGGCCACTGGTGCCGGCCTGGCGCACCACGGCTACAACGCTGACGGTGAGCTTGCGCTGGGTGCGCTCGGTAGAGCTGGATTCCACCACCGCGTCGCCCTCAGGCAGCAGCACCAGCGCAGGGGTTTGCTCGATAGTGAGTGGCGCGCTGGGGCTGCGGATGAAGGTGGCCCCATTGGCGCTGGCTACTGCGGCCAGGGTGGTGCCGATGGCTTGCAGGATTTGCTCGCGGATCGAGTTGGCCATGGTCAGGCGGCCTCGGTGGCGTTGAGCTGCTCTAGCACCAGGCGGGTTAGGCCTGCGGGGCCCAGGCCGTCTGGCTCGGCGGCGCGGATGATGTAGTCAACTGCGCCTACCGTGGCGTCCAGGCCTGCTTTGATGCCGGGGTTGAGCGCGCTGATGCAGCGCACTGCCGGGCGGCTTGCGTCGAGGGCTACACCGGCGTAAAGCGCGGCGGTGTAGGCGTCGTCAAACAGCACGGTTTGGGTGCGTCCGTCGATGATGGCTTTGACGCCAAAATCGGCAAAAAACACGCTCAGGTCTTCGGTCATGATGGCAGGCCAGGCGCGGCTTAGGCGACGGTGGCGGCCAGGCAGGCGTTGACGCGGTAAGGCACGATGAGCGGGGCGCTTTGCATGAGCAGGTAGCGCACGGCGGGGTCGTTTTCGAGCCAGCTCTTGGTGTAGTAGGGCATGGCCTGGAAGCCTGCGGCCTCGTCTTTGATGGCACCATAGCAGCGGGTGCCTTCGATGTCTGGTCCCAGCACCAGCACGGTGTTGGCGGGCAGGTAGGGGGTGCGTGCGCCGGTGTCGGGGTGGTCGTACCAACCGGCATAGACCCAGATGTCAAAGCTGCCAGTGGTGCCCATGTAGCGCCCGCCCTCGCCCACGACGTTGGCGTTGAGCTGGTCGGCACCGCGGAAGCGGTCGAGCAGTTTGACAACTTCGGCGCTGGCTGCAAATTTTTTCCAGGCTTCGGCGTCCATAACGATGGTGGTGGCGGTGCTGCCAGACTTTTCGGTGATCAGCATGGACCAGGTCTCAAGCAGCTCAAGCGGTTTGACGCCGGCTGCACCCCATGCGGCAGCACCAGCCAGGGTGACGGTGAGTGCTGCGTCGCGGCCAAAGTTGATGCTTTGGGTGGGGTATTGGTCGCCACTGATGGTAAGCGTGCCGGTGCGCAGGGCTTCAACGGCCATGGCCTCCAAGCGACGGGTCAGGCTGTCGAGCTGGTTTTTGGTGGCGGATTCAATGGCCAGCATGAGGCGCTGGTCGGGGCTCAAGCTGCCGCCAATGGCTTCGCCGGCTATGCGTTTGAAGGCTTTGCTTTGGTCAAAGACGCGTTTGTCTTTGATGTAGGCCGGCGTAAACACTTTGGTGGTGTAGCCGAGGTCGGCTACGACTTTGCCAGCCACTACCGGCGAGACGAATGGGGCGAGGTTGCGCCGGCCAGAGTCGATGTCAAAGTAGATTTCTTCTTTGTTTTCGATCTGGATTTGCGGGAAAAAGCTGTTGAGAAAAAACGGCTGGGGCTGGGGCAGCTCTTGGACAACTTTGGCCAGGTAGTGGGAGGTGAACAGCAGGTCGCTCATGATGGTGTGCTTTCAGTGTTGGGTGGGATTGTTTGTTACAGGGCCGAGCTGAAAAGGGTGATGCCCTTGGCACGCAGACCTTCGGTGATGCTGGCTACGGTGTGGGCGGCTCCGAGCGTGAGGCCGGCGGTGGCGAAGTCGCCCCGGGCATAGGCCATGGCCGGGGTGTCGGCGGCGCTGGCGTTGCAGTCTTCAGCCAGAACTAAGTCAGGGGTTTGGCTACCGTCTGCAGCGCCAGACAGGCTTAGGTTGTATTTGCCGCTGGCGGTGATTTTGCCAAGCACTGCACCGCGCAAGATGTTTTGGCCGGTGATGATGGTGACTTTGCGCGACACCAGCAGGTCAGAGTTGCCGGCCAGGAGTTTGTCGGGGGTGATGCTGCCAGCAGTGGCAAACGATGCGTAGTTGGGCATGATGGTTGTCTCTCGGGTTGTCTTCGGGTTAAGGGGGTGGTTTAAGCGGCTTTACGGCGGCTGGCTAGCCAGGTGGCCATGGCGGCGTCTGCGGCGGCGGCTTCGGGGTTGACGGCTGCGACGGTGGCAGCCGGGGCAAGCTGTACCGGCGCGGGGGCGTCTGCAGCCAGGGCTGCGGCCTGTGCGCTGCGCTGCTGTTTTTCGGCGGCGAGGATGGCCATGGCGGCCTCGGGGCCAGTGGTTTTGCCGTCGAAGGC